AAGCCATACAAAGCTAATTTCAAAGGTCATGAATGGCATCTGCAACCCGGTCAACTGGTTGTGACAGCAGCTGATTTAGGTCTTCAGTTATGCGACAGGCATGGCAAGCCGGCAAGCCGTGATCAGGTTGAGCGGATGCTTCAGGTTTTTGTGAAAGAGGGGATGATCACCATTGATGGAGAGAAGCAAAAAGGTCGTGTGATCACCATCACAAATTACCATGAATATGCTCAAAAAATGGACAATTCACCCGCACATGAAGCCGCACAAACAACCGCACATGATGCCGCACATGATGAAGCCAGCAATGGCGCGGCTTTCAGCGTACATGCCGCACATGAAAGCGCACATGAAGCCGCACAAACAACCGCACATCATGAACAAGAAGGTATTAACAAGAATATAAATAATACCCCCCTACCCCCCAATGGGGGAGGCGATGGGCAGGTTAAACCTGAACGTCGCAAGGCAGAACGAATCGACTACGAATCCTTCCTGAACGCCTACAACACCGAAGTCGGTGACAGACTGCCACACGCTGTTGCGGTCAACGAGAAACGCAAACGCCGCCTGAAGAAAATCATCCCGCAACTGAAAACGCCAAACGTGGACGGTTTCAGGGCGTATGTCAGGGCGTTTGTGCATCAGGCCAAGCCGTTTTACTTCGGAGACAACGACACGGGCTGGACGGCTGATTTTGATTACCTGCTGAGAGAAGACTCGTTAACGGGAGTTCGGGAAGGGAAGTTTGCAGACAGGGGGATTGCATGAAACAGGATATCGAAGCGAGCGTTATCGGTGGCCTGCTGATTGGTGGATTAACTCCAACCGCCAGCGACGTTCTGGCAACGCTGGAGCCGGAAGCGTTTTCAATTCCGCTCTACCGGAAAGCCTTCGAGGTTATCCGCAAGCAGGCGCGAAACAGAAATTTAATCGACGCGCTGATGGTTGCCGAGGCGTGCGGAGAGGAGCATTTCACGTCAATCCTGATGACCAGCAAAAACTGCCCGAGTGCCGCAAACCTGAAGGGATATGCCGGAATGGTCGCGGATAACTATCACCGCCGTCTGGTGCTGGAAATCATGGATGAAATGCGTGAACCAATTCAGAGCGGAACCATCGACGCATCGAGTCAGGCGATGGATGAACTTGTAAAGCGTCTTTCAGCCATCAGAAAGCCCCGTGACGAGGTTAAACCTGTACGGTTAGGGGAAATCATCACCGACTACACTGACACGCTTGACAGGCGTCTGAGGAACGGAGAAGAGTCCGATACCCTGAAGACCGGAATCGAAGAACTTGATGCCATCACCGGAGGGATGAACGCGGAAGACCTGGTGATAATCGCCGCTCGTCCTGGTATGGGGAAAACCGAACTGGCGCTGAAGATTGCCGAAGGCGTTGCAAGCCGCGTTATTCCTGGTTCTGACGTCCGGCGCGGAGTATTGATTTTCTCAATGGAAATGAGCGCATTGCAGATTGCAGAGCGGAGCATTGCCAACGCCGGGAGGATGTCGGTTAGCGTGCTGCGAAATCCTGCATCGATGGATGACGAGTGCTGGGCACGTGTTGCTAACGGCATGAGTCAGCTTGCGGATTTGGATGTATGGGTAGTCGATGCCTCGCGGTTATCGGTCGAAGAAATACGCTCAATCGCAGAACGGCATAAACAGGAAAATCCAAACCTGTCTCTAATCATGGCGGATTATCTTGGCCTGATTGAGAAGCCGAAAGCAGACCGCAACGACCTAGCAATTGCTCACATCTCCGGAAGCCTGAAGGCGATGGCGAAAGACCTGAAAACGCCTGTTATCTCCCTAAGTCAGCTTTCGCGCGATGTTGAGAAGCGACCAAACAAACGCCCGACAAACGCAGATTTGCGTGATTCAGGAAGCATTGAACAGGACGCAGACTCAATCATCATGCTCTATCGGGAAGCGGTATATGACGAGAACAGTAGCGCCGCGCCATTTGCTGAAATCATCGTGACGAAAAACCGTTTTGGCTCGCTTGGTACGGTTTACCAGCGGTTCTGTAACGGACACTTTGTTGCATGTGACCAGGATGAAGCCAGACAGATTTGCACAGCATCAAATGCACCTGCTGCGCGTGGCAGACGATATGCACAAGGGGCTGACGTATGACCATCTACATCACTGAGCTAATAACAGGCCTGCTGGTAATCGCAGGCCTTTTTATTTGGGGGAGAGTAAATCGTGGCTGAGTTTATGCTCGTCGCACTCAAATGCGTTGGCGTTGGATGGATTCTTCTGACGTTTTTTATTGTTCTGCATAGCTACATTCGTCTTGTGAATGACGGTAAAGACCCATGGTATACGTTGTTTGGCGCTGCATTTGTCTGGGTGATTATCGGTGTTATGCCTGTCGCTGTAGCAAAAATGGCGTGGCGTTTTGTGAGTTAAGCGGAGGTAAACGTGGCTGACTGGCAAATTCCAATCATCATTCTTGCCGGAGCTTCGCTGGTTGCTGGCTTTATCCTGCTGAAGAAGCATAAAGACCGTGATCAAAAAGTCGAAGTTCTCTATGGGTATCCAGCGAACAGCACAACATGGCTGACCATTTACCACTACCGAAAATCAGGCCGCTGGGTATTCGAATGGGATGATCTGTTCGCTGAAAAGCGACCAAAGTCATGGGGAGACATCAGCGAATGCATGATGTTTGAAGAAAGAAAATCCGGCGCAACCCGAGAAGAGTTTAACGAAGCGTGGGCGCGATTAAGTGAGAGAGGGTATTTGTGAGCAAGTACGAAAAATTAGATCAAAACATTCTTTCAATGCTGAGTGAAAGACCAACACCTGTTTTTGATATCTGGCTTAAATGGCGGAGCAATGGAATGTATATCGAAACCATCGATCGTCGTATGCAATACCTGAGAAAGAAAGGGCTTGTTGCAAATGTGCGTGGGAAGGGTTGGGTGAAAATTAACCTGTCATAACGGGGATTGATATGGACGAATCAAGAAAGCAGTTTGAAGAATACGTTGCCAAAAAATTGAGATTACCATTCGAGATGATAACCGAGGCAAGAAATGGTGATAGGTACTTCGCATTTTCAAGTATGGATATTCGTCACTCCTTAAATGAGTGGTGGACTTTATGGCAGGCATCGCGAGCAGCTATTGAAATAACCGCGCCAAAGTTTATCGACAGCAGAGAAGCATTAGCCAAAGGGTTTACTGTTGATTATTCCAATGGCTTCGGTGATGCAATGGATGCTTATGAGGAAAACATCCGCGCTGCTGGAGTCAAAGTGAAGGAGTAACGATGAAGCAGACAATCTTCCTCCGAAGCAAGCAACAACAGCAAGCCGCAATCAACGCCATCCTCGCAACACCACTCGATAAAGACAAGCCAGTCACCATCCGCATTACTGACTACAAGCGCAACCTTGACCAGAACGCAAAATTTCACGCGATGCTGGCGGATATCGCACGTCAGGTTCAATGGTGCGGCAAATGGTTAAAACCGGAACAATGGAAGGTTTTGTTGATCAGCGGTCATGCAGTGGCAACAAACCTGGAAGCTGATGTTTTGCCCGGGCTTGAAGGCGAATACGTCAACATTCGCGAAAGCAGCGCGCAGATGAGCGTGAAGCGTATGGCAAGTCTGATTGAGTACACGACAGCATGGGCTATTGGTCAGGGTGTCAGATTTACCGACAGGAGGTACGAATGAGACGACAGATACGAAGTTTCACCGACATCATCTGCGAAAACTGCAAATACCTTCCAACGAAACGCTCCAGAAATAAACGCAAGCCAATCCAAAAAGAATCTGACGTAAAAACCTTCAACTACACGGCTCACCTGTGGGATATCCGGTGGCTAAGACATCGTGCGAGGAAATGACGATGACTGCGTATTACAACGAAATAGATCCGTATGCAGCGCAATGGCTGCGTAACTTAATTGACGCTGGAGAAATTGCCCCCGGTTATGTAGATGAAAGGAGTATTGAAGATGTCACACCAGGTGATTTGCGAGGATTTACCCAGCACCACTTTTTTGCAGGAATCGGAGTTTGGAGCTATGCACTTAGAAAGGCAGGATGGCCAGACAACAAGAGTATCTGGACAGGAAGTTGCCCATGCCAACCTTTCAGCTCGGCAGGCAAAGGAAAAGGGGTTGATGACGAGCGGCACTTATGGCCGGCATTCTTCTGGCTTATTGAAAAATGCAATCCTGGCATCGTTATTGGCGAACAGGTTGCAAGCGCAGACGGCCTCGCTTGGCTCGACCTTGTACAAACTGACTTGGAAGGTGCGAACTACACCTCTGCAGGTACCGATATTTGCGCTGCGGGCTTCGGTTCTCCGCACATCAGGCAGCGATTGTATTGGGTGGCCTACTCCAACGACAAATATCAACTTTCAGCCAGAGACACGCAGGGGAATTCAGAACCTATCTGGATGCGTGAGACTAGCTGGATGGCAAACTCCTTTAGCGAACGATGCAACAGGTTCAACGCATTGCTACAGCGGAAAAGACAAGAGCGGAACCCCAAGAATCTGCTTGAAACTTCCCGGGACGGTGAAGCTATGTACCCATTACCGGTTAACGGCTTCTGGAGAGATGCAGACTGGCTTTACTGTAGAGATGAAAAATATCGTCCAGTTAGACCCGGCTCATTCCCGATGGTTAATGGCATTGCCAAAAGCTTGGGACGAGGCAAGTCCACACTGGGAAGAATGGCAAAGCGCAATCAAGATCAGCGAATTATTGGATATGGAAACGCAATCAATGCAGAAGTAGCAACGGCATTCGTGAAAGTTTGTATGGAGGTTGTTAATGCTTAGCCCATCCCAATCCCTTCAATACCAGAAAGAAAGCGTCGAGCGGGCTTTAACGTGCGCTAACTGCGGTCAGAAGCTGCATGTGCTGGAAGTTCACGTGTGTGAGCACTGCTGCGCAGAACTGATGAGCGATCCGAATAGCTCAATGTACGAGGAAGAAGACGATGAATGAGTTAATGAATGGCAATGCCATCAAAATGACAAGCATTGAAATCGCTGAGTTGGTGGGAAGTCGTCATGACAAGGTGAAACAATCTATTGAACGACTGGCGGCTCGAGGTGTGATCCGAAATCCCCCAATGGTGGTTTTCGAAAAAATCAATAACTTAGGATTACTTCGTGGCGTAGAGGCTTACGTTTTTGAGGGCGAACAAGGTAAGCGAGACAGTATTGTCGTTGTAGCCCAGTTGTCGCCGGAATTCACCGCTCGTCTTGTTGACCGTTGGCGAGAGCTTGAAGAAACTGCGGTTAATATCCCCAAAACGCTACCAGAAGCGTTGCGCCTTGCTGCTGATCTTGCTGAGCAGAAAATGCAACTGGAAAACCAGCTCGCAATTGCCGCACCTAAAGTTGAGTTTGCCGATCGCGTTGGCGAGGCCAGTGGAATTTTGATTGGAAACTTTGCAAAGGTTGTTGGTATTGGTCCAAACAAACTGTTTGCGTGGATGCGCGATCACAAAATCCTTATTGCTTCAGGTTCCCGGCGCAATGTGCCAATGCAGGAATATATGGATCGTGGCTATTTCGCAGTGAAAGAAACAGCGGTCAACACAAATCACGGAATACAGATATCGTTCACCACAAAAATCACCGGGCGTGGTCAACAGTGGCTGACCAGAAAGCTGCTCGATAACGGAATGCTGAAAGTAACAGGGGAGGCTGCTTAATGGCTAACCTACGCAAAGAAGCGCGCGGCAGAGAATGCCAGGTACGTATTTACGGCGTATGCAATGGTAATCCTGAAACTACAGTTCTGGCACATTACCGGATGGCTGGAATTTGCGGAACGGGAATGAAGCCTGACGACCTGATCGGTGCATGGGCTTGTAGTGACTGCCACGCGGAGATCGACCGACGCACCCATAATCTCGACAACAAAGACGCCAGACTTTACCACCTCGAAGGCGTGATCAGGACGCAGGCGATACTGCTGAAGGAGGGGAAGATTAAGTCATGAACGAATATCAGTTTGTGCTTCCTTACCCGCCGTCGGTGAACACCTACTGGCGAAGACGGGGAAGCCAATACTACATCAGCGCTAAAGGACAGAAATACCGAAAAGACGTTCAGCAAATCATCCACCAACTCAAGTTAGACATTTTCACCAAATCACGACTCCGCATCAAAGTCATCGCAGACGTTCCAGACTCCCGCCGCCGCGACCTCGATAACATCCTGAAGGGTTTACTCGACTCCCTTATCCACGCCGGATTTGCGGAAGACGACGAGCAATTCGATGACATTCGCGTAATTCGTGGTGTGAAAGTACCAGGCGGACGGCTTGGAATAAAAATCACTGAACTGGAGAACGTATGAACGCCACAATTCAAACGATACCAGAGCTTCTTATCCAGACACGAGGCAATCAGACCGAAGTGGCGAGGATGCTTTCCTGCGCAAGAGGAACAGTGCTCAAGTACAACCGAGACAGCAAAGGTGAGCGTCACGTAATAGTTAACGGCGTCCTGATGGTCAAACAGGGCAAGAGAGGAAGACGATGAGCATAAGAGAAATAAACCTCACCAAAGAACAGCACGATTGGCTGAATGGCTGGCTTGAACTGTGGGGGGCATGGGTTTATTCAGGTCGTCTGGAAAAGCGCATGAGCAGCGTAATAGCTAAGTTCATGGAGAGCGTAGAGCCGGGAAGAGTTATGACAAGGCCAATGTGTAATGATGATGATGGAATGTTGATTTCTCAGGTCGTCGATTCCGTCATGTACATTGACAAGAAAGCCTTTGGAATCCTCCTCAGCTACTACGCTCATGGCTCTTCCAAGCACGCCATTGCATCTTACTATCATCGCGTCGCAAGACCTCGCAAGATGTTATGCCGTGGCGGCGTGCGCATTCAAAAACCATCGCTCGCAACCTGTCGACGGGAAGTTGACGAAATCCTTAATGCCTCGTTGTTTATGATTTACCCGGTTCTGGATAGTGCGTTTAAAAATCGGAAACGTGTAGAGAAAATTAAACATGTAGCATAGAACGTGTTGACATCATTGAGCAAATGAGCAACACTATTGGCATAAGCTGCCGTTAGTGACTCTTAAGTTGCAACGGTGGCTTTTTTTATTTGCACAACAGGTAAGAGCGTTGAACCCGCAGACCTCGCGGAATTGGTGAAAGGTGCCGCGCAGTGCTCTTATCGTTGTGGTGAATGCACAGGCTGATGTGTAAGGGCAAGGATCTTTCGCTGGATTCGGTGTGGCCACGTAGCCCGCTGTAGGCAGTTGCAGCAAACCGGAGATCAGCACCGGTCGCCACAACCCAAACTGAGCCGTAGCCACTGGCTATCCTGAATTCATCAGTGATAGTTACGCTGCGGCCTTCTACACATGATCTTCGTGAAAGCGGGTGACAGGAGGTCGCGCTAACAACCTCCTGCCGTTTTGCCCGTGCATATCGGTCACGAACAAATCTGATTACTAAACACAGTAGCCTGGATTTGTTCTATCAGTAATCGACCTTATTCCTAATTAAATAGAGCAAATCCCCTTATTGGGGGTAAGACATGAAGATGCCAGAAAAACATGACCTGTTAGCCGCCATTCTCGCGGCAAAGGAACAAGGCATCGGGGCAATCCTTGCGTTTGCAATGGCGTACCTTCGCGGCAGATATAATGGCGGTGCGTTTACAAAAACAGTAATCGACGCAACGATGTGCGCCATTATCGCCTGGTTCATTCGTGACCTTCTCGACTTCGCAGGACTAAGTAGCAATCTCGCTTATATAACGAGCGTGTTCATCGGCTACATCGGTACTGACTCGATTGGTTCGCTTATCAAACGCTTCGCTGCTAAAAAAGCCGGAGTAGAAGATGGTGGAAATCAATAATCAACGTAAGGCGTTCCTCGATATGCTGGCGTGGTCAGAGGGAACTGATAACGGACGACAGAAAACCAGAAATCATGGTTATGACGTCATTGTTGGCGGAGAGCTATTCACTGATTACTCCGATCACCCTCGCAAACTTGTCACGCTAAACCCCAAACTCAAATCAACAGCAGCCGGACGTTACCAGCTTCTTTCCCGTTGGTGGGATGCCTATCGTAAGCAGCTTGGCCTGAAAGACTTCTCTCCGAAAAGCCAGGACGCTGTGGCATTGCAGCAGATTAAAGAGCGTGGCGCTTTACCGATGATTGATCGCGGTGATATCCGTCAGGCAATCGACCGTTGCAGCAATATCTGGGCTTCACTGCCGGGCGCTGGTTATGGTCAGTTCGAGCATAAGGCTGACAACCTGATTGCAAAATTCAAAGAAGCTGGCGGAACGGTCAGAGAGATTGAGGTATGAGCAGAGTAACCGCGATTATCTCCGCTCTGGTTATCTGCATCATCGTCTGCCTGTCATGGGCTGTTAATCATTACCGTGATAACGCCATTACCTACAAAGCCCAGCGCGACAAAAATGCCAGAGAACTGAAGCTGGCGAACGCGGCAATTACTGACATGCAGATGCGTCAGCGTGATGTTGCTGCGCTCGATGCAAAATACACGAAGGAGTTGGCTAATGCGAAAGCTGAAAATGATGCTCTTCGGCGCAAGCTTGATAATGGTGGCAGGGTGCTCGTCAAAGGAAAATGCCCTGTGCCATCCTCAGCCGAAACCTCCAGCGCCTCCGGCATGGGCAATGATGCCACCGTCGAACTCTCTCCAGTTGCTGGACGAAACGTTCTCGGTGTCCGGGACGGAATTATCCGCGACCAAACAGCACTGAGAACTCTTCAGGAATACATCAGGACGCAATGCCTTCGATGATAGCGATAATTTTACTCATCATCCTTCACATCTGGCTCTGTAGACAGGGTGGTGATCACTTCTGGAGTGAATCCAGATTAAACATCTCATTGCTGATGCTTGAAGTTGAGCATCTGGCGCGCGGTAAGGGGCTGCGTTGAGATAAGAGCCAGTTCATTACAAAGCCTATCTACGGGTGGGCTTGATAATGAAACCGGAATTTATTCTGGGCAACCAGTTACGGCAGTACCGCGAAACAACCCAAGCCAGAAAGTGGGGAAATAACACTGGCAGCCACTGAAAGATGAACCTCCAGCCTTATGGCAAAAAAGATTCTTTGTGGTGGCGGACTGATGGAAAGACATCGGTTATTGCAGAGGCCATTCAATGAGTGGTCTCGACAATGGCTTATACCCTACACGGGATAACTTAACTGATATCCCTTTTAACGGATAAACGGAGCCAACAATGGCAGAGATTATTCCCATGACTGAAGAACAGAAATTCCAGTTAGAGATTTACAAACTGGTCATGAACCAGAACGCAGCCGCAGAAGAAGCATTTCAATTCATTGGCACTGACGAACTGAAGCTTGAGCTATTCAAAATTCACTTCCAGTCAGGTGGCGCTAATTCAGATATCACGACCCGAACTATCGAAGCGGTGCGTAAATCGAAGGAAGCGTTAGACCTGTTCACCACCGGAGCATGATGCTCAACCTGAAATAACAACTAAGTGAGATGAATATGGCAGCACCAAAGGGCAACCGATTTTGGGAGGCCCGCAGTAGTCATGGGCGAAATCCTAAATTCGAATCGCCTGAGGCGCTGTGGGCTGCTTGTTGTGAATACTTCGAGTGGGTGGAAGCTAACCCGCTATGGGAGATGAAGGCGTTCTCGTATCAGGGTGAAGTGATACAAGAGCCTATCGCCAAGATGCGAGCGATGACACTCGCCGGGCTGTGCTTATTTCTCGATATTTCTGATGAAACATGGCGAAGATTCCGCGCGGATGAAGGTTTTTGTGGAGTCACTACGCGAGCGGAGAAAGTCATCTACGACCAGAAATTCTCTGGCGCAGCCGCTGACCTTCTCAACGCTAACATCATCGCCCGTGATTTGGGCCTCAAAGAGCAGTCGCAAGTTGAAGACGTGACACCTGATAAGGGAGATCGCGATAAGCGACGCTCTCGTATCAAGGAGCTATTCAACCGTGGAACTGGACGCGATTCTTGATAACTTGAGCGACGAAGAGCAAATCGAATTGCTCGAGCTACTCGAAGAAGAAGAGAACTACCGTAACACACACCTGCTATATGAATTTACGCCATACAGCAAACAGCGTGAGTTCATCGACGCCGGGCATGACTATCCAGAGCGCTGTTTTATGGCTGGTAACCAGCTTGGTAAGTCATTTACTGGTGCTGCTGAAGTCGCGTTTCACCTTACCGGGCGTTATCCGGGCACAAAAGGCTATCCTGCTGATGGTAAATATGGCGGTGAGTGGAAAGGTAAGCGTTTTTATGAGCCTGTTGTCTTTTGGATTGGTGGCGAGACAAACGAGACTGTAACCAAAACGACTCAACGCATCCTGTGTGGTCGCATCGAAGAGAATGGTGAGCCAGGCTACGGTTCCATACCGAAAGAAGACATCATTAGCTGGAAGAAGTCTCCTTTCTTTCCGAACCTTGTTGATCATCTTCTGGTTAAGCATCACACGGCTGATGGCGTTGAAGATGGCATTTCAATCTGCTACTTCAAACCATACTCGCAAGGCCGTGCTCGCTGGCAGGGTGACACAATCCACGGCGTGTGGTTTGACGAAGAGCCACCATACAGCATTTATGGCGAAGGTCTTACCCGTACCAACAAATACGGGCAATTCTCAATCCTGACGTTTACCCCGCTGATGGGGATGTCTGACGTTGTTACCAAGTTCCTGAAGAATCCCAGCAAGTCTCAGAAAGTGGTCAACATGACCATCTATGACGCTGAGCACTACACCGACGAGCAGAAAGAGCAAATCATCGCATCCTATCCCGAGCATGAGAGAGAGGCGCGTGCTCGCGGTATTCCTACGATGGGTAGTGGTCGAATCTTCCAGATACCGGAAGAGACTATTAAGTGTCAGCCGTTCGAGTGTCCTGATCACTTCTACGTCATCAATGCAATGGACTTCGGATGGGATCACCCACAGGCACACATCCAGCTTTGGTGGGATAAAGACGAGGACGTGATTTATCTTTCTCGCGTCTGGAAGGCCAAACAGAAGAAGGCGACAGAGGCATGGAGTGCTGTTAAAGCATGGAGCAAAAACACCCCTACGGCTTGGCCTCATGACGGGCATCAGCACGAAAAGGGAGGCGGCGCTCAGCTCAAGGAACAATACGCCGACGCTGGGTTCGATATGTTGCCAGATCATGCAACATGGCCTGATGGAGGTAATGCGGTCGAACCCGGGATAGCAGAGATACGCGACATGATGCTCGACGGTCGTTTCAAGGTATTTAACACCTGCGAGCCATTCTTTGAAGAGTTTCGCCTGTATCACCGCGATGAGAACGGGAAGATCGTCAAGCTAAATGACGACATCCTTTCTGCTGTTCGCTATGGCTACATGATGAGGCGTTTTGCAATACAGATGCGAGACATCAAAGATCCTAAAGAGATTGATTACTCAAGCTACAACATACCTTGCGGAGTTGGATGATGGCTGATGATAGAAAGATGGCTGACTGGCATCGCAAGGTGCTGTGCAACTTTGATGATGCCTGGTCAGCAACGCAGGATATGCGTGAGCAGATTATTGAGGCTCAACGTTTCGTCAGGGTGTCCGGCGCACAGTGGGAAGGTAGCACAAACGCTGGTTACTCGTTTGATGAGGGCAGGTTTGAGCATTACCCGCGCTTTGAACTGAATAAGATTGCCCGTGAATGTGATCGCATCATTGGCGAGTATCGACAGAATCGCATCAGCGTTAAATTCAGGCCGAAGGACGATAAGGCATCGGAAGCGTTAGCCGAAAAGATGAACGGCAAATTCCGCGCTGACTATCAGGAAACATCCGGTGGCGAAGCGTGTGATAACGCATTTGATGATGCTGTAACGGGCGGATTCGGTTGTTTCCGCATGTGTGCCGATTACGAAGATGAAATGGATCCGAGTAACGAGCAGCGACGCATCAGCCTTCTTCCTGTTTACGACCCAGCGACATGCGTCTTCTTCGATCAGGACAGCAAGCAATATGACCGCTCTGATGCTATGTGGGCTATGGAAATGTTCTCCATGACGCCCAAAGCGTTCGAGGCTGAATACCCTGATTCCATCGCGGCAAGCCTTTCTCGTGATGACACTGGTACTCAATATGACTGGTCAACACCTGATGCCATCTATGTTGGACGCTACTACGAAGTTCGCATAGAGAAGGTGAAGCTCACGGCGTGGCGCAATCCTGTTAGCGGAGAAACGGCAATCTATGATGAAGAGCAAATCAAAGATATTGTCGACGAGCTGACCGATGGTGCATTCGAACTGATTGGTGAGCGGACAGTGAAGAAACGCAGAGTTTATTGCGGTCTTCTGTCTGGCGCTGAATGGCTGGAAGAACCGAAGCGTATTCCGGGCGAACATATTCCTCTCATCCCGGTATATGGGCGTCGATCATTTGTTGATAATCAGGAGCGAATCGAAGGCCACGCAGCAAAAGCGATGGATGCACAGCGTCTTGAGAACCTGATGGTTTCCATGATTGCAGATAACGCCACTCAGGCTGGCGGTGATGGCATTCCTATCGTGGATGTTGATTTCATTCCCGGCCCATTAATGAATCACTGGGCAGAGAGGAATAAGAAAAGACCTGCAGTTCTTCCTATGACCAGCAAGAAGGACAAAAACGGAACAGTCATTTCAGAAGCTCAGGTTGCTGGCTGGACACCTCCGACACAAATGCCGCCAGCTCTTGCCGGGCTATTGCAGTACACCGGAACGGCTATTCAGCAAATTACAGGTGCGTCGCAGCTTGAGAACATGCCTAGCAACGTCGCTACCGATACCGTTGATAGCATCTTTAACCGGATGGACACGCAGTCCTATATCTACATGGACAACATGGCTAAATCCATGCGCCGCGCTGGCGTCGTGTGGCTTTCTATGGCACGTGAGGTCTATGGTAGTGATACGCCGATGCGTATCGTTAATGAGGACGGCAGCGATGACGTGGCGCTGATGACTGGTGAAGTGGTTGACCGTCAGACAGGGCAGGTTATCGCGCTTAACGACCTTTCTCAGGGTAACTATGAAGTGACTGTCGATGTCGGTCAGTCGTTCGCTACTCGCCGTGACGCAACGGTTAAGTCGTTACTTTCCATGCTGGCACTTATCCCGCCAGGAACGCCGAAACACGACCTTGTATCGTCGATGATCCTCGACAATATGGACGGCGAAGGGATGGACGACCTTAAAGAATACAACCGCAATCAGTTGCTTCTGTCTGGAGTTATCAAGCCGAGAACGCCAGAAGAACAGCAGATGGTTGAGCAGGCGAAACAACAACAGGCCAGTCAGCCAGATCCGGCTATGGTTGCTGCGCAAGGTCAGCTTCTTGCTGGTCAGGCTGAATTGCAGAAAGCGCAGAACGAGCAGGCAGCCATTCAGGTTAAAGCATTCCAGGCACAGACTGATGCTCAGGTTGCTGCGGCAAATGTTGTGAAAATCCTCGCATCTGCCGATAGTCAGCAGAAATCTGATATCCGCGAGGCTCTGAAACTGCTCGGACAGTTCCAGCAACAGCAAGGAGACAATGCCCGTGCTGATGCAGAGCTTGTCCTGAAAAGTCAGGCACAGGGTCATGCGCAGCGCATGGACATCAGCAGCATCCTACAAAAATCAACTCAGCAACAACCACAGCAGTAATTAACCCATAACGTGCAATGGCTGTCTTTATGAGGCCTGGCACCCTATTGCCTTCCGATGGGCTGAACATCGAGTAAACAGGGGTAACAAATGGACCAGATGGCAGAAAACACACCAGAAGTTGAAATCGAAACCGACGCGTCAGAGCAGATTCCTGATGATGTCGAACTGGCTGAAGAAGTCGAAACAGAAGATGGCAGTGAGTCCTCCGGCAATGATGCAGAGGAAGCTACTGAAACTGATGACGACGAATCAGAACAGGAATTCTACTTTGGTGACGAAAAGCTGGATTCGCCAACCAGCGAAGATAGCGCAGAGCATGGACTGGTAAAACACCTGCGCAAGACGATTAAAGAGAAAGACCGCGAGCTGAAAGAGCTGATGCGTCAGTCTCAGAAACCCGTCGAGCAGCAGCCGGTAATCACTCAACCACCGCGAATGCCAAAACTGGATGATGAGGACATCGGTTTCGATGAAGAAATCTATCAGCAACGCATGGCTAAGTGGGCAGAGGATAACGGCAAGTACCAGCAACAGGAGATGGCTCGCAAGCAGAAGGAGCAGGAGCTTCAGGCCGCCTATCAAGAGCGATTATCCAAATATCAGCAACGTGTTAAGGCTCTCAAAGTTCCTGGCTATCAGGAAGCTGAGCAGGCCGTACTCGAGGAAATCCCCATCGAGACACAAAACGCGATCCTGTTTGAGTCAGAGAAGCCGGAAATCGTTGTTCTGGCACTCGGTCGCAACGCTGAACTGCGCAAGCAACTGGCAGAAGCTACCAACCCCGTAGCAATTGGTCGTCTGCTGGAACGTATCGAATCGAAGGCCAGAATCATGCCAAAAGCAAAAACCACGGCAGCCACAACCCCGACAGTTAAGGGGAGCAACGGCGCAGTAATCAATAACCTCGACAAACTGAAAGCCAAGGCGCTGGAAACTGGTGACTGGACGCCGTATTTCGCCGCTAAAAAGGCAAAAAAATAACCTATCGGAGCATTAAGCATGGCTAACCAATTAGCAAAAGACCTTGAAATCATGTTCGAAAACTACGTTGAAGGCTTTGAGGCCGCCTGCGTAGTTTCCCGTAACGCTAAAAAATTCCGTCCCGGTGATACAGCAATGCAGCGAGCAGGTGATGTTCTGTATCGTCCGCAGCATTACCACATGAATATTGAGGAAGGCCTCGACCTCAGCAGCAAAACGCCAACAGCACTGGTTCAGCGCCTTGTTCCTTCAGTGTTCAAGGAGCCGAAAAACATTCTGTACACTCTGGATGCGCGTGAAATGCGTGATCCGGAACATAAAACTGAAGCTGGTCGCGCCGCAGGTATGCGCCTTGCTGCACAGATTGACTCTGACCTGATTTCCATGGTCACGCAGCGTGCTACTAACGTGATCACGATGGCTGACTCAACCACAGGTACACAGGGCCGTGATTTGTGGAACTGTGCGGCAGGTATTGATGCCACCATGACGGCGATTGGTGTACCTCAGGGTATCAACCGTCGCTCTTTCTGGAACCCCTTCAACTATAAAGACCTTGCTGGCGAGCTTGGTCACCGTGCTTATGCTCAGGGCGCAACCCTGACAGCATACGAAAAAGCGCAGATCCCTCCGGTTGCTTCCTTTGATAGCTACAAGACCGATATTTCTGGTCGATTACCGAAAGGAAGCGCTGAACCCTTGACAGTATCAGGCCAACCTGAACACAGGGTTGAAGCGAAAGATTCAAATGGTATGCCAGTTGATAACCGACAGGGGACTATTACGGTATCTGCATCTGGCTTGCAGGTTGGTGATGCGTTCACCATTGCCGGTGTGAATTCCGTACACCAGATCACAAAAGATACCACCGGTCAACCGCAGGTATTCCGTGTTCTGGCTGTTAGCGGAACTACCGTAACAATTTCTCCAAAGATTCTCCCTGTTGAAAATACTGATGTTGCGAGTCGTCCATATGCAAACGTCGATGCCAAACCGGCAGAATCAGCAGCAATCACCATTCTCAACAAGAACGCAGCACCTGCTAACCTGTTCTGGGCTGATGGTTCTGTTGAGCTGATGTACGGCAAACTGGCGTTCCCGACTGGTCAGGGTCCACAGGTAATGACAGCAACCACCGAGCAGGGCGCTACGCTGATCATGTCTTACGCCTTCGACCACATCAAAGGCGTAACCACTGCGCGTTTCACCACTCTGTACGGTTGCTCTGTACTTGTTCCTGAATATACGGGCATCGTTATTGCCGGGCAGTAATTTTGGTGGGGCTTCGGCCCCATTTTTATTGGGAGAAGACAATGGCACGAACAATGCTCTATAAGCCTGGCAACATGATCACCTGTGGTCAGTTTGCTGTCGATTACATCATTGTTGATGACGAAGAAGTTAAATCTCACCTGAAAAAAGGTTGGGTAAAAACTCCTGAAGAAACCGCAACGAAGCATAAAGTGGCTAAGGCGGAAGAAGATGGCGAAAACGAAGGGTGATCTCGTTCTTAAGGCTTTACGAAAAGCCGGGCTGTATTCCAATGCCACGTTGACAGATGCTGACCCTCAGGCAATTGAAGATGCCATTAATGACCTCGAAGACATGATGGCAGCATGGCAGGCGAAAGGTATCGAGCTTGGGTATCAGTTTGCTGATACAGAAAACGGCATCATGCCGTTACCTGACGATGATTCAGGTATCCCTGCATGGGCAAATGATGGCGTCGCTTTGAAACTCGCTGTGCAAGTGTGCATGGATAACGTCATTCAGCCGTCGGATGCTCTCCTTACCGCTGCTGACTGTGCATATCAGACAATCTGTATCGCTTTAACCAAAATACCACCACTTGAGCGGCGAAATGACATGCCTCGCGGTAGTGGTAACAAAAGCGCGTTTACGTGGAATCGGTTTTACATCGAGAAAGATGATCCGAGTACGTGAGGTGAATAAATGCCGATTCAGCAACTTCCGCTTATGAAAGGTGTCGGCAAAGATTTCCGAAACGCTGACTATATCGACTATCTGCCAGTGAATATGCTGGCTACACCAAAAGAAATCCTCAACAGCAGTGGATATCTTCGCTCATTCCCGGGCATTGCAAAACGTTCTGATGTGAACGGTGTATCTCGCGGCGTCGAGTACAACATGGCGCAGAATGCTGTTTATCGTGTGTGTGGTGGCAAGCTCTACAAAGGCGAAAGCGAAGTCGGTGACGTCGCCGGAAGTGGTCGCGTATCAATGGCGCATGGTCGAACATCTCAGGCTGTAGGCGTTAATGGTCAACTGGTTGAGTATCGCTATGATGGCACGGTTAAAACAGTCTCAAACTGGCCTACAGACAGCGGATTCACGCAGTATGAGTTAGGTTCGGTTCGTGACATTACGCGCTTACGTGGGCGTTATGCGTGGTCAAAAGACGGAACTGATTCATGGTTTATCACTGACCTTGAAGACGAATCGCACCCTGACCGATACAGCGCACAATATCGTGCAGAGTCTCAGCCTGACGGCATCATCGGCATCGGAACATGGCGAGACTTCATCGTCTGCTTTGGTTCATCGACGATTGAATATTTCTCCCTGACAGGCGCAACTACCGTTGGTGCTGCTTTGTATGTCGCGCAGCCATCGCTGATGGTGCAAAAAGGCATCGCCGGAACTTACTGCAAAACGCCGTTTGCTGATTCCTATGCGTTCATCAGCAATCCGGCAACAGGTGCGCCGTCTGTATACATCATCGGCTCCGGTCAGGTGTCACCAATCGCCAGCGCGAGCATTGAGAAAATCCTCCGCTCCTACACTGCTGATGAACTGGCTGATGGCGTGATGGAATCGTTGCGATTTGATGCGCATGAGTTGCTGATTATCCACCTTCCGCGCCATGTTCTAGTATACGACGCATCTTCAAGTGCCAATGGTCCGCAATGGTGTGTGCTGAAAACAGGCCTGTATGACGATGTGTACCGCGCTATCGACTTCATTTACGAAGGCAATCAGATAACGTGCGGCGATAAGCTTGAATCGATGACAGGAAAATTGCAGTTCGATATCAGCAGCCAGTACGACAAGCAACAGGAACACCTGCTGTTTACTCCGCTGTTCAAAGCGGATAACGCCAGAGTTTTCGACCTTGAAGTTGAATCGTCAACTGGAGTTGCGCAGTACGCCGACCGCCTGTTCCTCTCTGCAACCACTGACGGCATCAATTATGGTCGTGAGCAGATGATTGAGCAGAATGAACCGTTCGTTTACGACAAACGTGTTTTGTGGAAGCGAGTCGGGCGCATCAGGAAAAATGTTGGCTTCAAATTGCGCGTTATCACGAAGTCACCTGTAACTCTGTCTGGCTGCCAGATAAGGATTGAGTAATGGCTGATTCGAATCTCAATGAGCCAGTAATCATCCAGGCTACGCGGCTCGATACATCAGTCCTTCCACGCAATATCTTCTCTCAGTCGTATCTGCTTTACGTTATTGCACAGGGTACTGATGTTGGTAATGTGGCTAACAAGGCCAACGAAGCAGGGAAGGGGGCTTATGATGCACAGGTGAAGAATGATGAGCAGGATGTCACCCTTGCAGACCATGAATCCAGAATTGAAACTGCTGAAGCAACTCTCATCAATCATGAACATAGAATCTCAGCAGCGGAAAGCACTCTTGCAGATCATGAAACAAGGATTACGGCTGCTGAAACAGAGTTGGCTGATCACGAGGCGCGAATTGCTGCTAATGAATCTGAGTTAGCAAACCATGATGTGCGCATTACTCAGAATACAGACGATATCGAAGCACTTGATACCAGGCTCACAGCGGCAGAGGGAAGTATTTCGACGCTACAAAGCACAGCTGGTGATCACTCAACAAGAATATCTGCGCTTGAGTATGCCACCACGCGCAAGAAATCAGAGGTTGTTTACTCAGGAGTATCTGTAACCATCCCGACAGCGCCGACTAACCTTGTTAGCCTGCTGAAAACGCTCACGCCGTTATCCGGAACGTTGGCACCATTCTTCGACACCGTTAACAACAAGATGGTTGTGTTCAACGAGAACAAAACCCTGTTCTTCAAGCTGTCGATTGTCGGGACGTGGCCCAGTGGAACCGCCAACAGGTCAATGCAGCTAACCTTTTCCGGCTCTGTTCCTGACACACTGGTAAGCAGTCGTAATGCGGCGACAACAACCGATAACATCCTGTTAGCTACGTTCTTCAGCGTGGATAAAGACGGCTTTCTTGCCACAAATGGCAGTACGTTAACCATTCAGTCAAATGGGGCGACGTTTACTGCCACAACCATCAAGATAATCGCGGAGCAGTAATGATTCAGTTCAAACCAACGCGAAACATCGACCTGATCGAAGCAGTCGGAAATCACCCTGACATTATTGCCGGAAGCAACAACGGTGATGGATACGACTACAAACCTGATTGCCGTTACTTTGAGGTGAACGTGCACGGTCAGTTTGGCGGCATTGTTTACTATCAGGAGATTCAGCCGCTGACATTCGATTGCCACGCCATGTACCTGCCAGAGATTCGCGGCTTCAGCAAGGAAATCGGGCTGGCGTTCTGGCGATACATTCTGACTAACACCACCGTTCAGTGCGTCACATCGTTCGCCGCACGCAAATTCCGCCACGGGCAGATTTACTGCGCAATGATTGGCCTTAAGCGTGTCGGAACCATCAAGAAATACTTTAAAGGTGTGGATGACGTGACTTTTTACAGCGCCACACGCGAAGAACTAATCGACTTCCTGAATCACGGGAGATAGCCATGTTATATGCATTTAAGCTGGGCAGAAAACTGCGCGGCGAGGAACCTTGGTGCCATGAAAAAGGCGGGAAAGGTGGCAGTTCTGATAAAAGCGCAAAGTATGCCGCAGAAGCTCAGAAGTATGCAGCAGACCTGCAAAATCAGCAGTGGCAGACGATCATGAAAAACCTTGCTCCGTTCACGCCTCTTGCGGAGCAGTATGTTAACCAGTTGCAGAATCTTTCCAGTTTAGAAGGTCAGGGGCAGGCACTTAATCAGTATTACAACTCTCAGCAGTATAAAGACCTTGCAGGTCAGGCGCGTTACCAGAGTCTTGCTGCTGCGGAGGCGACTGGCGGACTTGGTTCGACAGCCACAAGCAATCAACTGGCTACGATTGCTCCGACTCTCGGTCAGTCGTGGTTATCAAACCAGATGAGCAATTACAACAATCTGGCAAACGTTGGGCTTGGTGCTCTGCAAGGTCAGGCAAACGCCGGGCAGACGTACGCCAACAACATGAGCAGCATTGCACAGCAAAGCGCAGCTCTTGCCGCTGCTAATGCCAACAAGCCATCAGGTCTTCAGACAGCAATTAGCGGTGGAGCTTCAGGGGCTATGACTGGCGCTGCTCTTGGCTCTATTGTTCCCGGACTTGGCACTGGATTAGGTGCGGCAATTGGCGGCGGACTTGGCCTGCTTGGATCGTTGTTTTAAGGGGTAATCATGGCTACTTGGCAAGGAACAAATGGCGGATTGTTGGCTGGTATCGGTGGTGTCAACTCAAACGCTCCGAGCGTAAATGACATCGGCAATACGCTTCAGCTTATCAGACAGAACAATGTTGGGCTGACTGCTTTGCAAGGCCTTTCAGGTATTGCGGGGGTGTTTCAGCAGAAAAAGCAGGCTCAGCGGCAGAAAGAATTTCAGCAGGCATACGCTAATGCTTATGCGTCTGGTGATCGCGGTGCTTTGCGTCAGTTGGCTACTCAATATCCAGACCAGATTGAATCCGTTCGTAAAGGCATGGGATTCATTGATGAAGACCAGCGCAATTCTATCGGCACCTTAGCGGCTGGCGCACGCCTTGCGTCATCGTCTCCAGAAGCAATGCAATCATGGCTGCAAAACAACGCCAAGGAACTGACTCGCGTCGGTGTTGACCCTAACAGCGTTGCTCAGATGTATCAGCAGAATCCTTCAGGATTTGGTGAGTTTGTTGATCACCTTGGAATGGCCGCGCTTGGTCCGATTGATTACTTCAATGTTCAGGATAAGATGGCTGGTCGTGAAATTGACCGAGGCAGGCTGGCAGAGACAATCCGCAGCAATCAGGCTGGTGAAGCACTTCAGGCGAGAGGGCAAAACCTTTCCTATCAGTCAGCAATGACTGGGCACAATATCGCAGCACAACGCTTGGCTCTGGATCAGCAAGAGTTCGGGCTTAAGATGCAGCAAGCGCAGGAAAAGGCTCAGCAGTTGATTAGTGAAGCACCTAAGCTGTCAGTAAACATGGAAAAAGGCATCGAGACGGCTGTAAACAATGCCACAGCATCATCAAACTCAGCCAATTCCATGAGTGCGCTTGCTCAACAGTTCAGAGCAGAAAAACCAACGACCGGCTTGTTCGGTAACGCACAGAACATGTTCGCAAAACTTACCGGAAGCGATACGACATTGCGTGATTTGCGCATTCGCCAAAATGCCCTTGTTAACAGTCAGGTTCTTAAATTCCTACCTCCCGGCCCAGCAACGGATAAAGACGTTGAGATCGTTCGACAGGGTGCGCCAACTGACATGGATAACCCTGAGACGGTCGCAAGATGGCTTGATGCAATGGCAAACCTTGAGCGACGAAACGCGCAGTTTAATGAGTTTAAAGCTGAGTGGATGAGCGCGAATGGCAACCCTGGACAATCGCGTAATGGCGGTCAGATATTGGGGTTGGATGTTAAAAAAGGTGAATCATTGGGGAGTGCCGTTAAGCGGTATATGTCAATGAATACTGACGCAGCGCCAGCACAAGATTCGACACCTTCAGGAGAACCACGGAATCAGGTTGGATCATATACCTCAAAATCAGGCATTCAATTTACGGTGGAATGATGAAAGTAACTGCAAACGGTAAGACATTTACCTTTCCTGATGGTACGAGCACCGAAGATATTGGCACCGCCATTGATGAGTATTTTGCTGGTCAGGCTGTTCAGCAACAAACAGTTAATCAGGCCAATAATGCACCAACACGGGAAGAACCATCATTGATGCAACAAGCTGGCGATTGGCTCACTGGTGGTCAAAGTGCAGGGCAAATTGCGGAACAGGCTGGTCGTGGTCTGGTAAACATACCATTTGACGTATTGCAGGGCGGCGCAAGTCTGATTAATGCAATCAGCCAGGGGCTTGGTGGCCACAAGGTTTTGGACGATGTCTATCGTCCAGTCGATCGACCAACAGACCCTTATGCGCAAGCTGGAGAAACAATTGGCGGGTATTTAGTTCCAGGAGTTGGAACGGCAGGAAGCATGGCTATTGGATCACTGGCAGAGGCCGCAAATCAGAAAGGCGATTTCGCACAAAATGCAGCTAAAAATGCCGGAGTTAACCTTGCCGCTCAGGGGGTTCTTTCCGCAGCAGCAAAGGGAATAGGGCGTGGAATAACGGCTATAAAAGGTGATATTGCGCCAGAAGTGGCGAAGAAAATTGCCACATCAGAATCGATGGGCGTGACACCAATGACATCTGATGTTATCCCGCCGAAAAATGCTTTCACTCGCGGCCTAACTCAGGATGCCGAGGGGGCTTTGCTCGGGACAGGCTCAAAGCGAGCGGAGCAATATGCAACGCGTAGTAAGCTGGTAAGTAATTATTTTGACCGTTTTGGTGAGTACAACCCTGATGATGTGGTGAAATCTCTTACCACCACGTTAAGGGGGCGGAAGGATGCCGCTGGCGCTGTTATCAATGACGTCACCAATAAAATGGGTAATGCCGCAGTTGATACCACAAATACCATGAATGCTCTGAATACAGCGATCGCAAGACAGGAACGGCTTGGGACGTCTGCCAATCAAAGCCTGCTTACATCCTTGCGTAACCTACGTGAAGAATTAGCAAACCCTGCAACTGATTTGGATGTTACGTTTGATCTCTTGCGTCAGCACAGAACAGCATTTAGATCTAATGTTCAGGGAGATGCTATGGTCTTCCCAAACCAGGCAAAAGCAGCTACCAATATGGTAGAGAATGCAATGTCAAAAGATCTTCGTAACGCAGTTGCAAAAAACCTCGGTGCATCAGACGCAGCAAAATACCTTAAAGCAAATTCCGATTATGCAAACATTTATAATAAGGTGCTTAATAAAAACATTGCTAACAAGCTCAACAAGGCAAGCAGTGAAGCCAGTCCTGAACTTATAAATACCGTTGTATTAAGCAGAAAACCATCTGACGTGAAACGAATCTGGAGCGCATTGGATAATAAAGGGAAAGATGCTATGCGTGCAGCTTATGTCAGCAAAATAGCGGAAAAGGCCGGTGACTCTCCAGCCAAGTTCATCACTGAAGTTAATAAGCTGAAATCTCAGTCAGGCGGTGAAATTTACAACACTATTTTTTCTGGAAAGCACATGAAAGAGCTTGATTCTCTTCATGAAGTTCTACAGCAAACAGCAAGGTCAGACACCGCAAATGTAGTAACTCAGACGGGGCAATCGCAAGCCAACAGGATAAGGACGATTGGCGCAACTGCGACTCTTGGCGTATCAATGGGGCTTGAGGCTGGTTTCGGTGCAATGATGCGCTTGTATGAGTCAAAAGCAGCAAGGAATGCTCTCTTACGTTTGGCAAACACCAAAGCAGGAACACCAGCCTATGAAAGAGCGCTAAATAATGCTGCAAATGCGATACGCCCTATACTTTCAAGCCAAATTACAGCAGAACAGCAATAAAAATAAGATATAACTATCTGATATTACTGCTACTGTTGCATGTTACCGTGTTTCCAAATCCTGAATTGCAGTTTGTATATGTGTCAACGCGTGTTGGGTAAGGTTGAGTTATAACAGGCTGGCGCGCTTTTTGCTCGATCGCTTGCATTGTGTTTACAGCCTGATAATTCAATAAAGCCTGCTGGAATGCTTGGCTTTGTGCTATTTGTTGTGCTTGTTCTTGGCTTTGTAATTGAACATAAAGATTCTGAAGTTCAAGTCTTGCCTGTGTGTCACTTATCTTGCCTTCATCGACACCTTGCCCGAGCATCTTCGCAGCAAGGACATACAGCTTAGGTGTTGGTGCTGATGCCATGCGAGAGTCGTTCTTCAAGCTGGCATCAAGGCAATTAGCCATATCGCTAAGCTTTGGATAGCGTTGCTCGCAACTTGCCTGATAGTCGCTTACTTTTGCGCACCCAGCCAGCAGAAGCGGGATAATTAACAGTGATTTTTTCATATAATTAACTCTCCTTAGTTTTGCGCAGGATACCATGAAAAAAGTTAACATTGGAAACGTACCAAAGATGCTCGTTCCGCTCTTTGAGAGCGGTACAATTGTGTTTTGTAGAGACTTTCCAGAATGGCAACGCCTGCATCAAAAACTTGGCGTTGACGTGCATGACTCGGACGCCAACGGAGCGTCTCATACAATGAGTAGCGAGAATGGTGTTTTGCATGTGATAGGCGTGTTCAATGGCAAACTATCTACTATTGCCCATGAGTGCGCTCACATGGCATTCGATATCTGCTCAAGGGTAGGTGTTGATGTTGAACCAGGAAGAGCCAACGAGACTTACTGCTACTTAATGAGCAGGCTTGTTGAGTTCTGCGAGCGACATATCAAAAAGCCGGAGTGACCCGGCTTGATTATTACTTTTTGCTGTCTGGAGTTCGCTTATCCAATACCCAGCCATGACCTGGCTTTGTTGTTGGTGGAAGCCTTTCGTTGTCCTTGACGGTTGCAAAATTGTCTTTCTTACCGCCGCGTGGGCCAACTTCTTGGTATATTCCGCCGTTTTTTCCTGTGTTTTCACCTGGTTTTTTCGCCATGATATACCTCAACATACACCCGTTATTGGGAGATTAAATATTGATCTCATTTTATAAGTAGTCAATATGGCCCAGGTAAATGCAAAAATTAACCCACCTTCAGGTGGGTTTTTTGTACAAATCCTTCAGCGTATCAAACACCATCTTCTTAACAAGCTCTGACTGCTCATCAGCGATGCGTTCCGCATCGTCTCGATAGCCTGAAATTTTGGATGGCTTTGATACAGCATCAGTCACTATCTGAACTAATTCTGAATTAAGAGAGCGGCCATTGGATTTGGCTCGCTGTTTTAGTTTTTCCTTTAATTCGTAAGGTAGCCGCAGATTAAATTGCGGGTCATCTCTTCCCATTCTTGATGCCTCGCTTTTGTGAGTGGATCGGCATCTTATTATCTGCTGATTGCATCCTCAATAAGACCACGGTGGTCGTATTTTTTTGATTAATAATGCATCACTGCGGCAATGCTGCGGCGATTCCTTGTATCTGGAGCAAATTAAATGACAGACATTACAGCCAATGTTGTAGTGAGCATGCCTTCGCAACTCTTCACTATGGCGCGTTCTTTTAAAGCCGTAGCTAATGGCAAAATTTATATCGGTAAAATTGACACTGACCCGGTAAATCCTGATAACCAGATTCAGGTCTATGTTGATAACGAAGATGGTTCTCACGTTCCTGTTGCACAGCCAATCGTCATCAATGCCGCTGGGTATCCAGTATATAACGGACAGATTGCCAAATTCGTAACTGTGCAAGGCCATTCTATGGCTGTTTATGATGCATGTGGTGCGCAGCAGTTTTATTTTCCTAATGTGCTGAAGTATGACCCTGATCAGTTTCAGAAGAGGTTGGCATCCTTTGATGATGGTGATGGGGATGAATTAGTGTCGGTGAAACAACCATTCCCCGGAGCAGCAAATCAAACTCAACACCAAAAGAACCAACAAATCATTGATGTTCTTGACTTCGGTGCTCATCCATCGAATGCTGACAATAAAGTAGCTCTGCAATTTGCGCTAGATGCAATATATAGCATTGGAGGAGGTACACTACAGTTTTCACTACCAGGCATATATACTTTGCTTTCTGAGTTGCAAATAAAATCAAATACTCACCTAAAGATGACTGATGGCGTAACCATTAAACGTAATTTTTCTAATGACGTTATGCTGAGAATAAACCCTAATACTGGCACTAACATTAAAATAACAGGCGGAATACTAGATGGAGGAGGACAAGACCACCCTACAGATCCTTTTGACATCATTGCGGCCTCCTCACCAAGAAATCTTTCTATTGTTGGAGTAACATTTCTTGATGTAGTCGATTTTCATGCTGTAGATATTGCTGACGGGCAAGGGGTGATTATAAGAGACTGTAAGTTTCTTGGCTTCAAACCACTTTCCAACCGAAATTATTCAGAAGCGATACAGTTAGATCCGGGGATTGAATCTCTTGGCGATTATTACCCAAACATCAATGTTCTTGTTGATAACTGTTATTTTGGTTCAAATCCACAAAATACCACCACTGGGTTTGGGGCGTGGGGGGCGGGGGTTGGGAACCATGCTAATTCATATGGGAATCAGGACAAAAATATAAGGGTCATAAACTGCAGGTTCGATGGAATGCTCTTTGCCGGGGTAAGGGTTTTCAACTGGTATGATTGGGTGGTTAGCGGATGCTCTTTCTATAACAGTACCGCGCGAGGAGTTCATGTAACCCCATTCCCATCATCATCAAAACCACAGGGGGCAAGGAGGGGGCGCATTGTTGGCAATTATTTTGAAGGCGTTAGATCCCCGATTCTTCTTGCTGCACCTACATATCCATATACAGATACATCAGATGCATTTCATGAAGATATCGTAATATCCAACAATTCCATGTTTATTACAGAGTCTCAATCATATGCAGTAGACGCAAGATGGGTTTCAGGACTAACTGTCACTGGAAACACAGCAAGAGGCGGAATCGGTTTTTTCAAAGGTGATTTTATTAACAAATCAATCATCTCTAATAATGAATACGATTCAGGAACATCAAGTTCTTTATGGATTTCTGAAACCAATGCAGAAGAATTTATAGGGTCTGGTTTTTCGCATGATGTTGTAATTTCTAGCAACATCTTTAGAAATATTTCCCTGCATGGGATTCATATTAATGGTAAATATTCAAATGTTACTATTCAATCAAACATTATAGCTGGGGTTTCTACCGCAGATAACAACCATAATGGTATACGAATTGACTCTGGTGCAGAAAATGTAATTGTTAGTTCAAATCAAATTCGTGATGGCATTGCAACTAATAAACCATCAGTTGGTATATTTGCTACATCAACCTGTAAGAGCGTGTCATTTATAGGGAATGTTTCATTTGGAACATCAGCCACACAGAATAATCAAGCTACAGATAAAAGCTCACTTGTGATATTTGGGCAAGAAGGCAACCCAACATCTAGCGGAGTTGGAGCACCAGTTGGTTCTATTTACACTCGTTCTGATGGAGGTGGAAATACAGTACTTTATATAAAGGAAAGCAACACAAATGCTACAGGTTGGGTTAATAAGTAAAACCAGCATTTAAATACAATATATATCATAAAATTTACATAATAGTTATAACTATGATTCTTGCTTAAGAATTTATAAAAACTGAGACACACAAAGCTTTGCACTGGATTGCAAGGCTTTGTGCTATTCGATAGTTAAGGTGTATCACTCCACCTTTTCATCAATCCAGTCCGCCCACCACTGCATCATTTCTCTGCGCTTATCGAGATACTGAGCATGGTTGTAAATCCCTCGCACAGATCCGCCGTTGGCATGTGCCAGTTGCACTTCAATAGCGTCAGCAGGCCATTCGTGCTCGTTCATAATCGTGCTGAATTCATGCCTGAATCCGTGACCGCTTTCCAGACCTTCATAGCCGATTTGTTTGATCACAAGCAGTACCGCGTTCTCGCAGATTGACTTCTTCTTATCGTTGCGCCCGGCAAAAACAAACTCTGATACTGGTTTGGTGATTGAGCTTAGCGTAGTGAGAAGTTCAACCACCTGGTCTGACATCGGGACCACATGAATTTTGCGTCCCTTCATCACATTGGCGTCGATGGTGATAATTCTGTTTTCAAAATCGACGTTCTTCCATAGCATGGAACGAAGCTCTTTCGTTCTTAGGGCAGTGTAGCGTAAAACCTTGGTGGCAATGAGCGATACGATACTTCCTGAAAATGTTGCCAGTGCTTTATTGAATGCCGGGATCTGGTCTGCAGGAAGAAACGGGAAGTTCTTCTTGCGGTACCCATTCATGGCGTCAGCAAGGTCAGGTGCCGGGTTATATTTAGCCCTGCCGGTGACAATAGCGTAACGGAAAACCTCGCCGCATCTTCTGCGGGCTTTGTTGGCTCGCTCCATTGCACCGCGATCTTCAAATCTGCGGATTACTTCCAGCAGTTGCATCGGCTCAATATCCTGAATCTCAAGACCGCCGATGATGGGTAAAATGTCGTCATCAAACATTTTGGCAAGTTCAGTTGCATAGCCTACTGACCAGACTTGCTTCTTGTGCTCGTACCATTCCTTGTAAATGGCACTAAAGGAATTGTTGTTAGACGAAGCCTTTTTCGCTTTTACCGGATCGATGCCAACCGAGATGTCTTTCCTCGCGGTCCATGCTTTATCTCTTGCCTCCTGCAAAGTCATTAGCGGATATTTTCCTACGGTCAGGATTTTCTCCTTACCGTCAATCTTGTAGCGAAGCTGCCATACCTTTTTCCCTGACACAGGGACATAAAGGTACAGGCCATTACCATCGAGTAGGCGGTATGGTTTTTCTTTCGGCTTTGCTGCTTCAATCTGCTTAACGGTGAGCAT